CTCGTCTGCTGTAATTGTTTTCGGATCCATAGTCGCAATACCTAGATCGGAATATGCGCGTCGAGCGGCAGCATCATTGTCAATCGCCAACTTGACTGGATTCTCTTCAAGAATGTCTTGAGCAGTCATTTTCTTATATTCAGGAGTTGACATTGACATATCTTCATTGAATTGGATGTCATCGTATTGAACACCGGCATCAGCCAACTCTGAGATAGTCATATCTTCTTCATCTTCGCTTCGACCAGTCACAATGTAGATGTAGAACTCTTTATAAAGTTGATTCACATAATCAACATTCTTTTGTATACCACGGCCACCAGCAATCAGTGTTCCGTCAATGTCAACAATGATGACAACATCAGCGTCTGAGTTGCGTTCGCCACCTGGTTCCATATCTTCGGCGATAGACACCGCGACCATCTGATCGATTGCGTCTTGTTTTGTTTCGTGACAGCCGATCACTTCGCCATCTTCTTTGATAGTTGCCCAACCAGAACAGTCTGGTGACTTGTCAGTAATGAAGTAAGGCATTAGACCAACAATAATATCTCAGCGTCATCGTCCAAGATGCTGAATGTGATCGAGCTGGTCGCAGTGCAACTTGCACCGCCGAGGATGGCCGAGGCGACGGCGTAGCGTCGCTTCGGTTGGATGACAGGTATCTCGACTTGCGGTAGTGGTTCAATCTTCTTGCGTGGATATGTTGAATAAACTCGGCGTCCGCCAGACGGTGTCGGTTCAGGTACTGGTATGTCGCCTGCGGTAGCGGTTGCGACAAGCCCGCCAAGCGTCGCAGTGAATACTGGGAACCCTTCAGCCTGAGCAATGGCTGTGGCATCTAAACCACCAAGCGGTGCAGATAACACAGCGAACTGGACGACAGTTGCAGAAGCATTCGCATCTAAACCGCCAAGCGGAGCAGACAAGACTGCAAACTGCGTGACAGTTGCGGACACATTGGCATCTAGACCACCAAGCGGAGCAGACAAGACTGCAAACTGTGTGACAGTCGCAGAAGCGTTCGCGTCTAAACCGCCAAGACTCGAAGATGCTGTTGCGGTAGTAAGAAACGGTGAACCGTTTAGAACCTCTGCGCCGTCAAGTTGCGAACTGTCAAGAATGAACGACCGACCAGAAGGACCGTCTAAACCGTAGGCAGTGTCATCTAACTGTGAAAGGTCTAACTTGAATCTGATGACCGCCATCGCGGAACTAACTTGCGACTGTTAAGGAAGCACTGAGGTTGCCTGCGGTGATCGTGTAAGTATCGCCTGCGGTGTAAGCACCAGCGACGACACTTCCAGAGAACAAGAAATTGCCTGCCGTCAAATTATCCCAAACGGTGAAGTGTGTTGCGTCTTGTGAGCCTGCGATGTTCGTCCAAGAAATATCTGCGTCAGAAGTAATCACACCGGCAGAAGCAGCACCGAAAGAAATTGCTTTGCGAGTAGTTTCGGTTGCAGGGAATGCGGTACCAAGCGGACCAGGATCTTGCGTATGAAGTTTCACATAGGCAACAGCAACAGCGAACGAAGTGTTGTTGCCAACTGAGTCAAGCCATGCGTTGCAAAGATAAGCCGATAAACCGTGAGCCATTAGTCTTCGGTCCTTTCAGTGATAGTCAAGATACGACCATCAGCATCACGTTCAACTGTGCGCACGGTCGGACGGTTCTCAGGAATGTTTACACGCACAACAGTCTCAGGCACATTGATGACAGGTGCAGCGACATTCACTTGTGCTGGTGGAACATTCACCAGAATCTCTGGCATCGTCACATTCACATCACGCTGATTCACATCGTAAGACGGAGCAGGTTCGGCGACAGGTTGCAACATGGTCGGTGCAACACCAGTGTGAGTGATTGGATCAACATCAAGTGCTTTCAACACCGCAGCAGGTTCGAAGCCTGCGTTGATAAGACGCTGAACCATAGTTGTCTTGCGGTCAAGTTCTGTGAGACCAGCTGCACCAAGATCGACGTTCGCGAGCGGTACACGGTAAGCCTCGCCACCTTCGGCTGGTCGTAGATCTTCGAATCGTCGAACATCATTGATTGACAACCAACCCGCTTGCAGACCTGATGAGTAGCCTGCGACACGCGAACCGAAGTCACCGCGCATCAGACCGTCAAGGTTGAACTTCATGAACGCGCCGTTGGTTAGAAGTTGACGTGAATATCCGTCTTCAATCTTCGTGACATACGGTCTGAGTGTGTGCATCACGAAGTGGATGCCGTTCATTTCAACTGACGCGTACGCTTGCGCACCGGCTTGAATCACTCCAGCCATCGATGGTGGGACACGGAATGCGCGAAGGATTTCTTCAACTGCGAACTGTCGTGATTGTAGAAACTGTGAGTCGTCTGGTGCGACCGAAGTGGTCGTGTATTTCGCACCGCCGAACAGGATGCCTGGACGATGTGATCGGCGCAAACCTTTGTGACCTTCTTCGAATCCGTCAACAAGCGACTTCGCTTGTTCGCGGGTCAGGTTGCCTGGGAACTCGATGATGCCAGAAGTGTGCGAACCTTGACCGAAGAACCTCGCAGCGAACTCTTCAAGTGCCTTTGATAATCCGAGGTTTTCTTTGACAAGTTCGATGCGTGAACGGCCACGAAGATCGCCTGGAAGACGCAACTCGGACAGATGAATCATGTCTTCATGTTCGATCACGTCACGGTTGTCAAACACATAGATGATTCGGCGAGACTCGTCACGCTTCACTTCAACCTTTAGAGGATTCAATACAGCCAAACCTGCAACACCTTGATTGTCACGAATGATTCGAGTGAACGAATTACCGTTCAACAGCATCGACACGAGAACCTGCTGGAAGTGATCGGTGCGAGACACACCGATCTCAGGCATGTCCAACCATTCAGGTCGAGGACGGTAAGGACGCCGATCGCCGTCAACACGAATGAAAGTGTCCACAGGCAATGTTGAGATCGAGTCGGCGATGAGTCGGACACATGCGTACACGGTTCCGATCTTTAGTGAATCTTCTTGTGTGACTACAGTGCCAGAGTTTGTGGTGAATTGGAATCCGTCACCTGCTGCGAACAGCGACTGGAACGAGACCGCTCGTTGCTCGCTTCTTGAATCAAACAGTCTTGACAACATCAGTTCTTATCCGCTTTCTTTGACCGTTCCCATGCCAAGGTGAATGCGAGCATTGATAGTCCTATAAAGATTAGCGCAACTGGTAGTGAGATGTAAAACACTCCTAGCGCAATCAACGCCACTGCAATCATCTCTAAAACTAGAATCATCTACTCTCCTAAACTATGAAGAACCCTGGTTGCTGAATTGTCTCTGTCCGTCTCGTCGCACGATCCACTGCCATCGCCAATGCTATCGCAGCGTCAATCTTGCGTTTGGATTTGCCTTTAGATAATCGCCAACCCATATCGGTTGACCGTTGCGCAGCCGACAACACCTGATCGGTAAAGACAGGATGACCATCATGCGCGATCTTCTGATTCACGATCATCTCATACAAAGTTCCACAAGCCGGAACCATACGCGCAGTCGACTGAGAGAACTCAACCATCGCGAACCCTTCATCCGACATCGCTTCGGCTGACCGTTGAAAGAACGCTGGGTCATAAGCGAACTCTTGCACCGTGAACTCTCGACCAAGTTCTCGGATGTGTTGCTCAACTGCGGACACATCCATCACACCGCCGTCAGGATGCCAGATCTTGGCGCGAACAACTATCTGACCAGACTCTTGCGGTTGCGCGACCACGACCGCAATCGAGTCATGTTTCAACGCCATGTCAATGCCGACGAACACAGGAATGTTCGGATCAAGTTCAGACTCACTGCGGCACAACTCCCACGCGCCCTTCGGCAACCAAGACTCGCCATCGGTGCGAACCCACTGGTTCAGACGGTAACGACGATACGCAGTCTCAGCAGTTTGCATCATTGAGATCTCCATGTCTTCGATGTCAAGAAGTCCTTCAGCCAAGTTTGGGTTCGCGATATTCCAAGCATCACGATCGGACACATCACAATCGGCTGGTGCTTCCCACCACCAGAATCCGAACCGCTCATCAACCTGATCGCCAGAGATGACACGCTTGCCATAGTTATACAGACGACCACACAAAGAATCCAAGTCATAACCAGCCGTGCTGATTGCGACAATGTGCGGATCTTTACGCGCACCAGAACCCAACGTGAGCGCATTCCACAATTCTTCATTCGGCTGAATATGAGCCTCATCAAAAATTACACACGACGCATTTAACCCTTGTTGCAATTTCGCGTCACTTGATAACACACGATAGATCGCACCAGTCGAAGGCACCTCAACAACATCTCGATACACCTTGCACACACCTGACAACGCAGGCGACTGAGTGATCTGCCACTTCGCCTCATTGAACACAACCCGCGCTTGCTGTCTGTCACCCGCTGCCGAATAAACCTCGGCACCTGGCTCACCTTCAATCAGACCGTACAGTGCAATGACCGAGCCGAGAAGCGACTTGCCATTCTTACGAGCCAACCCGATCAGACTGCGACGGTAACGAAGAAGACCATCATCACGCCGCTCATACAACCCGTCAAGAAGTGCGATCTGCCAGTCGGTAAGAATCAGCGGTTGACCGGCGCGAACACCTTTGCTCACATGCAAGAACGTGCGAGCAAAGTCAACGACCTTGTGACCGTCAGACTTGCTGTATAACTTTGGCGTCGACCAGGTTGGAGTTCCTTTGTCGATATGAGTCAAGCTCATTGGCCACCCTTATCTCGGCAAGACCCAACCTCGCACGATCGCTCGGAGTGAAACCAAGAAGAC